GTTGCAAAAAGCGTGGCAAATATTCAAACGCCAACTGAAGACGGCCCATGATTTCTCGGGCTGTCGCTGCTTTGTTAGCTAGAATTGCTACATTGACGTTTTCATTGAACAAAATATAGTGTAGCAAATATGCAACAGATGTGGTTGTCTTACCTACCTGACGAGGCAGCTTACAGATAGAGAAGCGGTTTTCATGGAACGTATTCAACATCTCTTTCTGGAAGTCCCACATACGGAATGGCATAAGACCATGGTCAACGTTTATGATACGCATGTATGTGGTTGCAAAGTATACAGGATTACCAGCACACTTCACAAACTCATCTATTTCTTTTTGAGAAAATGAGTGCTTGTAGTCTTCTTTCGGTAAGTTAGGATTATTATTATAACCTTTATTCATTCTTCAAGTTTGTTCCATTGTTTAGGTTTATCACGATTTATTGTACCTTTAATCACATGCACTTTTGCTGTTCTTCTTTTTGTCATAGAAGAAAGTCTAGTGTTACCACCGATATTATGCTCAACATCTCTACCTGACATAGGATCACGAACTCTCATTATAGTTGGTGAAGTTTGAACTTTGCTTCTGCTTTTTTCTGCTCTCGCAACTCTTTCAGGAGTAAGTTGAGTTTTTGCTGTATCCCAATCTTGATCGCCTGTGGTATTTGACACTTTTCTTTGTCTAATCGTATCTTTACCATAAGTTTCTCTTGGCGCGGAAAGTTGCTTACGTACAAGATCAGGTCTTTTAGCCATATTTGCCATAGCTTTACGAATAGCAGGATGCATAAACTTATCTGTTTTGTCCATTTTTACTTGACTAGCAATCTCACCACCTTTAGAATCAAACTCTCTTGATAACTCTCTAGCTTGTTGTGGTGCTCTTAGTGAACGCCATGACTCTTCTAAAAACTGTTTAAATGTTTTCATTTTTCTTCTCTTCTTTTACTCGTTGAAGCAATTCGGCCGTGCTGCCAACAAACACAGCTTTTTCCACTGTCACAGTCGTTTCTTCTTTTTTGCCATTATCTTTAAGGTCTTTTGTTTTTTTCTGTAGATCATACAGGTCTTTTGTTGTATCGGCTATCGTCTTCATCATAGTAGCCAGAACCTCGTATGCTCGCGGAGATTCCGATTCTTTGGCCAAATCGGTCAAACTTTCTACAGCTTGATTGCCTTTATTGATTAGATCGCGGAATGTTCTGCGAGATAGATTGTAGTCTGCTTTAGCATCATCATCTTCATGCGGAGTATTGATTATTACTTCTTCTTTCTTTGGTGGAATAATCTCTACTGCTTTTTCGATACCAAGAGCTTCACTTAGCGCATCATGTGTCTTACTCATTTATTTCTGGCCATTCCTCAATTGTTATATCATATCCGTAATCATCGCCTGGTTCGGCATCTATTGGATCAGGCTCAATTACAATCTTAGAAAGTTTCAACGGAGATACATCAAAACTATCTAACTGATAGGCGGCATTAGATGATAGCGCACGAATTGTATTATCTATCTTAAACTGACCTTGCACACCACCAAGAGCAAGTTTGCCTGTGTTTGCAGACCAACTTAGAATAACACCATAGGCATTTGCCGATTCATAGCTATTACCTTGATATGCAATATCTTCTTGCATAAATGTTCCATTATTACCACCAGTAAGATTAATTCTTGTTACATATCCGGCCTGTAAAGATGGATCGTTAAAGATGTTTGCAATAACCTTACGAATGATCTTTGGATTTGTAACTGGACCATAGAAGTGTGCTTTCATTGTGAAAGTTAATGTCCATGTTATAAATCTTACAGCATCGAAGTTACCTTCATGTTCAATATTATTTGTGACCGTATTAAGTATAAGAGGAACGTCTTTCAGAACGCCTAGAGATGATACTGGGTTAATTGTGGCTGTATAATCTGGATTAAAATATGGTAAAATCTGTTCAATAATTTGATTGCCATCATCGATATTGCGAGTATATAGATTTAGTTCAAATGTTAGGTCATAAGGTACAGCCATATAAGTTGACTTGGCTGACGTTCCAGAAACACCTTTGGCTATTTTCAATAAAGAGTTTTGCTTTCTTGTTACATCGTAAGCAATTCCAGTCAATTCGAAAGACAATCTAGGAAGTCTAATCTGTATTTGTCTTTGCAAATCTGGATCAGCACGAAGACGCGAAATGTATTTTTCTTTTGGTGCATATGTGATTGGCACTTTCATGCGTTCAATTTCTGCGCCTGTATCTGTATTTGTTCTCATAAGTGTGATATTATTAAACATTGTACCAAATAGTACAACATACTTTCTCATTAGTTTATGGTAAAAATGTGTTCCGAACATTATGGCATCCCAAATGGATTAATTTCTGATAAGTCTATAAACAATACAGCTTCATCTTGAATTTCTTTGTTGTCATAATCATCATAGAATACGTGATCGCCAAGAGTATCTGTTGATGTTACTGTATATGCCGCGTTTGATGTTACGCCGCGAATTGTTGTGGCCGTAGCAAAACTACCCATTATATTGTGTAAAGTAAGTTTCTTTGTTGCAACATCATAGTCTGTAACCGTGGCCTTGACATTTGAAGTTGCAACGTTCGAACCCTGAAAAACAATTTCATTGTCATAGAATGTGCCTGAACCTGCGCCCAAAGTAAGTTCGATTGTATATGATGCTTCTTTTTCCACATCATCAATTTCTTCAACGCCAGTATCAAAGTTTTCATCAGAGAAGCGGAATAGTTCGCAGCGCAATTCGTACATGTAAGGATTGCGTTTACCAATAGAGAAGAAGTTTAGTTCTTCTTCAACGAACTTGATTTCAAATAACTTATGCATTACTGGAACATATAGCAAGTCTCCTTCACGTGGACGATCAGCTATATTTGTTGGAACGTATTTGTTAAACGTGCGAGTAGATACGACAAAGTTGGATGTGTCTCGGATTTCTAGACCAAACTTAGAGAAGAAATCGCCATCGCCTTCGTAACCTTCGACGTTGGCAATATAAGCTTCCATGGAATATGCGCGAGTAAATCTGGCATTTATAGTTTCACCGTAAATTTCATCATCACCATTATAAGAGTCTCGTGGAATATAGAAACAATCGTGACCCATGATTTGGATTGACTCAACAATCAAATCTTCTAGAAGTCGCTGCTCGTTTATTACACCGACAGAATAGTTATTGAAGTATACGGACGTTGCCATTTTAACCTACCAAGAACTGAGGCGGTTCCTCAAATGTGTCGCGGATTAACTGTTCTAATTCTGTAATCTCAGCAACGGCTTCTTCGTAAATCTGTTGACCATTCATCATGATACCGCCTGGTAGCTGCATACCCTGATACTTCTTAAGATTGTTACCCCATTGTTTCTTGATGTAAGCTGTGGCCAATTTCTTGAGCATACGGTCGTTATAAACTTGTGGATATGTGTCAGGATCGATAATGACCCAACCTTCAATAACTGCCCATTCACCAGCTGAAATCATGGCCCAGTTCATGTCAATGTAAAGCTTATCTGTGTGACGGTTGAAACGTACCGGTGTTTCACCAGAGAATAACATATCCAGAGTGCGAATATGCTGCATGGTAATAACATAGTTGGTATAAGAAGTAGAAGTAAAGTCGTAAAGCTCATGGAGACGCAACTGATAACGCAAATCGAACATATTGATGGTTGCGTTAGAAGATGAAATAGGGAAAATGCGGGTCACACCGATAATGTTATCAGTAATAGGAATCCACCCATTGTCGATGTTTTCTTGAGTAAACTGGTGCTTTAGATACCAGCGTTCTACGCCATCAAAGTGGAACTGCTGGATATACTGAAAAGCTTCGTCAATACGGTCTTCAACCTGGTCATCGTCCACATTGATTTCAATGACCGGATGACCCAATTGGCGAAGACACCAATCTTTTAACTGCTCTCTAGATGCTGGAACTGCCATGTAATACCCTCTTTATAGAGTATTTATGTTTATTCTGTATCAAAGAAAAACATGTGCCAAAGTCTTCCATCATCAAAATCTGTGCCAAAATAGTCGCTGGCCCCGTGAATAGCACCCGCATCAAAGATGACCAATCGATTATAAACATTACCAAACTTGTCTACTGTGTCATAAGGCGTCTTATCCAAGAAAGTCTTATAGTTAAAAGCACTGGTAATCTGAGGATGTTCCTTATGACGAATACCAGTTCCACGATGCCTGAACGTAGATGTGCCTGTTTCTGGTGGCGCATCTGGCGTGAGATATATCATCGCCGCATAACTTTGGTCATCACAATGATATACAACAGGCTCGCCAGCAATATTGAGCTGAAATCGACCGTTCATACCATGTTCCTCCCACTTGGTAATCTTTTTACCCATGATCTTTTCAAATGCTTCTTTGATACCAGGAAAAAGATATTGGTTCTTTGTGCGTTTACCAATAAAACCACGGCCTAGACCACCATCAACATACTCTTGCTGCTTTGCAAACTCACGAATGCTGTCTGGATTTTCATAAAAGTTATCGACAATAAAAGCTCGTTTTGCATAATTACTGTTAATATTCATATTAAACACATCCTCTTCTTCACTTCCAGACATCATATAATCTGTTGCTGCTTTTGCTACGTCAGTTATATCGGTCATTTTTTGGAGTACATCAGGATCAACTAGTTCAGGATGCACCCACCAATCTTCAAAGTTACAGATGCCATCTGGAGATATATCATTGGCAACTAGCACATAACCTTTTGATTTTAAAAACTCGCGTGATTTCTCACGATATGTTCTAGTCACATCGGCATAATAATCGTGTTCGTATGTAATGACAGCAAACTTATATTCATCAAAAGGAATTTTAAGCATACACTCATAGGTGTTCTTTGCAGGTTCAATGTCTAATTGAAGATAATCAATTACATTTCCAGTAAAATGCTCTGACAAAAGCTTTTTGTAGTTAATTGTAAGTGCGTTTTGATGTAAAACTTTTGTATTTGGTCTGGCTGATTTATAGTTTTCTATGAACTTTTCATTGAATTCAATAGATACGCCGTTCCAGCCAAACTCTGTTTCAAGCAATGCTGTATTATTTCCTGACCAAGGATCAGCACCGCCAATTTCTAAGAACTGACCATTTCTTTTACCTTTGAGCATCGACAGAATAAACAGGTCTTGGTAAACTTGTGAAAAGTTCTTCTTAATGTTCTTAGAACCTGAAAACTTATATCTAAGTTTTGGCCACATACTGTCATCATACATCCTAAATGCATAGCTGTAAGGTCCAGAACCTAAGTTAACTATATTATTCTCGATTGACTTTCTATGAACATCGTCAATTTGATCCCAATAATCATTGACTAATGACTGTAAGATTTTTCTTGATTCCATACCACGACCACGCCACCATCCAGCAATGGCTTTTTGGAAAAGAAGCATCCATCGGCCTCTGTAACCAAGTTCAGAATCAAACATTTTTTCCGATTTAATTTTTAATGGAATTTCAACTGTTGCGTAAGTTTCGAAATGTAATTTCTCTTCTTCATATTTTCTAGAGAGAAAGTAATATGCTTCTGGTCTTTTTGGATCTAAAGCAATCGCTGCATTATACATGCTCTTGACTGTATAGTTACGGTTGCCCTGCTTTTCGAAACAATGTCCAATTTTTACAAGACAATGATATTCCATAGAGATATCATCCGTTCTTTCTGCACATCTCAAGTAGAAAGATATGGCGGCCGCCGTCTGTCCAATTCTATCATACTCTTTTGCAAGAGCTAAGTTTGTTTGCGGATCTTCTGGATTTTTTACATATTCAATAATCAAATTATCAAGCATTCATATAATCCTTAACTACATTTTTAGGGCAACTCAATACAAAAGCAGCATTATCTTGGAAACCAAAAGTTATCAATATGTTATCTTTATATTCGGCAAGACCACAAGCAAATTCAATTTTTGCATCCATAAATGAGAACTTCTCTGACCTACGAATAGGTATCCAGTCTTTTGACCAATGAACTAGACGATGCCTGTATGTTGCATCTTTTCTTCCTGCTTCGCTATTATAAAGATCAGTTTCGTGCGTCAATGTGAGATATCCATTCTCAAATGGAATAACTTGCCCGCCGCCTCTCAGATCCCAATCAAAATATCTTTCAGTTCCTAGATAGACCGTTTCACATGTCTTTGCGATAGGATCAACTTTAACAACTTCAACTGGATTGCACCACTTGAGAAAATGATAAGGCATGTCAAGAATAGGCATCCAGTTCTTTTCACAATATGAATCGTTTTTACCAGGTGCAGGAATACGAAAGCGAGAAGTTTCGACAATCTTTCTATCTGTTATTTTGATTTCAGACATTTCCATTCGGCCTTCACCGTTTGTAGTTGTATCTCTTCTGACGCCACACATATATGTCTTATCATTCCACTTGACCAATCTTGCATCTTCAAGACCGACAAATTCCCAAAGTGGCTTTTTATCAAAATTAGATGTATCAACTTTGTTTGACCAAGCTAGATTTAGATTGGTATCAAGTTGGCCAAGATAGTTGGTTGTTGTGAGAGTAATATCATTTTCTGGATTGAAGTAAAGGAGAGGGCCCCACGGATGTTCGTGCTTATTCAACTCAGCATGATATAGAGTATATTGGCAATGCCGAACATTGATATGAATTTGACCATCATTTACAAAAAGACTAGGATTGAACAGTCCTGTACCATTAGTAAGAGAAGAATCTATAATAAGTGGTTTGATTTTACCACCTTGTTCTAGAACAAGCTTTGCAAAAGATTTCATAATATACTCCAGTATCAATGCATACTATTATATATGCAACAAATAATCAAATTTCAATTTCTTCACACTATATTGAATATACTGCTGTTTTATTATGGTTTTGTTGGCCAAATTACATTGAAAGGATCAGTGATATTTTCGGGCAAATCTCTTAGTGCTTGGCGATATTGTGATATCTCCGCTTGTCTTTCTGTCGTATAAGTTTCCCAACGATCTGGAAAAACAAGAATATCAGACTCTCTCAATAAAGCATCTCTTTTTACTCTCACCACTTGCATTTGTTCTGCATCTAATTCGGCTTGTGTTGGAGGTATATAAGACTCAACACTACCGGAAGCTACCATTCGATCAAATAGCTCTCTAGTATCAAATTCTGCACCATTATCATCAGGACTACATGTAAATGGAATCCATCCAAATTTAGGATGATCGATCTCACAATTAATCCAACCGTTTTTTATATATTTTGCATTACGATAATTCATATTTAATTTCCTTTATACAGTTCTCACAAATAATGTTAATCTTGCGTAGGAGCTGGCGGCCGTATTATTAACTCGACCCATTGATCTCCAAGTGCCTGAAAGAACAGCACCACCTTTGGTAATACCCATACCTACTGTTTGTATGCTATCGTCTGCCGTAATTGCGCCTGGATAGAATACGCCGCCAGGTTCAATATCTGCTCCTGCTATTGATGCGTTGTGTGTAAAACCTAAGTATCCAGCATTTCCTCCAAGAGAACCGAACACATAAGAGCCGACACCATTATAGGTGTCAGATGAGCCTGTAGGACCTTGAACGCCTTGGGCGCCTGTTGTACCTGTTGTGCCTTGACGGCCTTGGATACCTTGAGCGCCTGTGGCGCCTTGAGCGCCAGTACCACCAGTACCGCCGGTGGCACCTGTTGCACCTTGAGCACCAGTACCACCAGTACCGCCTGTAGTACCTGTTGCGCCTTGAGCGCCTGTTGTACCTGTTGTACCTTGGGCACCAGTTGTACCTTGACGACCCTGTAAACCTTGAGCGCCGGTGGCACCCTGAATATTTGTTGGGCTGCCGTTAATAAAGAATGCTGTCGCATTAACACTGCCTACAACATCAACTTTATAAGTCGGCGCATCTGATCTGCCAATAGCAACATTACCACTAAATGGCGCAAGTTCAACTAGTCCACTAGCATTAACCTCAATAGAAGGAATACCTGAAACGTCATTTACTGAGAATATTGTACCACTCAAATCATTCGTAACAGAGAATAGCTGGCCAGCAGAACCTTCAAATGAAAGTGTTCCGTTTGATGTTGGATATACTCTGAGAGTGATATCAGTATTGACAGATGTATTGCCTCCTGAGAACTGAATCTTAGGATCGTCTGTTGATGAACCGATATTCGGTGTAATTACAATATTTTTATATGTGTTTGCCATGTTACTATTTAGATACCAAATCTTCCTCTAAGTGCGTTGAAGTTTTGTAGGACTTCTGCATCTGATACTGCTCTATTATACACATGTACATTGTTCAGAGTAGCAGAAGATAAAGTATATGATTCCCAAAATGTTATAGCAGCAGATCCTGCGGTTTTAGGTGAAGCAACTGTCGCATCTGCAAATTTTTTTCCGTTAATATATGATTTTGATGCTGATCCATTTTTAGTTAAACCAACATAGTACCATGTATTGACATAATAAGTAAAACTATCTGAATGAATAGTACCAAAATCATTTCCTGTATTTGCAGGATCATATCTCCAGTGTATATATCTTTGCGAAGGATATCTCCATACTCCAGGTGTACGATCTGATCCTCCTGCATTATAAGAAAGTATTTTTTCCCAAGAACCGCTAAATCCATTTGGATAGCTGGCGTTTGATTCGAAACGAATCATAAAAAATATAGAATGGATATCATTATCTAAAAGTGCAGTTGATTCTGAAGATGCTGAAGCTCCAGATAAAAGACCGGTAGAGTTTATATAAGAGGCGTTAACTGTAAAATTTAATTTTGATGGACTCAAATCAAACCATGTTGTTCCTGATCCTGGATAAGATTTGGTGTTATTTGAATCTAAACATAATACTAGACTATCGTTAGATATTTCTGGGCCAGCATAACAACTCATATTCCAAATCTCCCTCTAAGTGCGTTGAAGTTTTGTCGGACTTCTGCTGATGATAAAGCTTTATTATAATACTGTGCGACTGCAATTTCTCCAAAGAAATTAGATTGTTCTCCGCCTTGTGGTGTATATCCAACATATCCATAAAAAGTTGAAATGCCTAAAGTTCCTGATTTTGCAACAGAAAATTCTAGTTTATCGTTAATATAACCATTCCATAATGATGCATTATAATCGTAAACCATGGTAAGATAATACCAAGTATTGCTGCTAAGAGTTGTCGTTCCGTCTTGAAAAAGCCAGGTGCCGCCAGCTAAAACATTAAATCTAATTTTAGATCCTGATATTCTCATAAAATAAGGACCATTCATAGATAGAATATTTTGAGTGGCTGCTATGTCAGTCGATCTTATCCATGCAGAGATGCTAAAATTATTAGATATTGGTCCAATAGAGTTACTAATGGCTGCTGACTGAGTTCCTCCATTAAATTTAAAATTGCCATTACTCTCATAAGTTAAATTTGTAGCCGTAACAGTCGTTTTACCAGTAAGGTCCAAAATTGTATCAGTATTACTTCTTGTCGTATTAACATCTGGCCAATATTTTGGATGTAATCCTGTGTAGTTTCCTTGAACAATCAACGCTTTTGCCACGTAAAAATTATCTGTAGTTGTGCCATATTTGTAATAGAACGAATAGAAATTAATAATTGCAGTTGTTGCTTGAGTGGTAAATGTGCCCCATGCCCAATACCATCCATTACCTAAATGTGTTCTATTAGAATCGCTGTGTACGCCTCCTTCTGTAACATAAGCTGAACCTGAAGTATATTCATATCTATACATAAAATTAGGATGAGTATAACCAGATGTTGTTTTATATAAAATTGCATATGTATATTGTGTCGAAGCGGAAACGGATACTAAAGCGCCATAATCAAATAAACCGGGGCAACATTGTGTTGATACTGCGGAATAGTTATTGTATCCTGAGTTAACTTTTGCTGTAATATTACCTATAGTAGGAATAAAAACATTTTCTGTAGATGCCGTAAAACTATATCCTGCTGCTGGTGTTGTTCCAATCTGAAGAATGCGAGTAGCTATGTTTGTTATGTTAGGGCCTTTATATGACTTATCGTTGCCAGAATCCATCGCAAACACTAGACCATCTGTAATAATTTTAGGTGAATGTGATAGACCCATTATTCAAATTTTCCTAAAGGACAAACAAAATCTTCTTGAGAGATTGTGTAGTTTATATCTAGATTTGTCTCTTCACATAATGTAATCTTATCTTCTTTAAACTTGAACTTTTCACATTGTTTACAAATTTCAAGTCTGTGTTCCATTTCTTCAAGACCCATTAGATACCAAACCTTCCTCTAAACGCATTGAAGTTTTGTAACACCTCTGCCTGAGACAACACT